GGTTTCTTCAATCAACTAAGTGCTGAGATTTCTAAAGAAGAAGCATTAGGTAAGAAGGGTGGTTACACTGTAACTATTCGTTGGCATGATGCTGGTGACTTCTTTAGTCCAGAATACTTAGACATGGCATTGAAGATGGCTGCAAAGCATCCTAATGTTAAGTTCTATGCTTACACAAAGATGGCTGGTGCAGCATTAGCTAAGAAGCCAGACAACTTCATCATCAACTGGTCAGAAGGTGCTCACACCTCACAAGAGAAGCAAGTTAAAGCTGCCGACCCTAGCTTAGAAAGAACAAAGAACTCACGTATTGTTCCTGATGAATTGTTCCAAGACTTATTAGTTAAGAATGAAAAAGGTAACTTAATCAAGGGTGAAGCTGGTCAATGGCAAGTTCAACCTAACAAATTACCTGAGCTAAAGCAACGTCTAGCTAAACAATATGGCTTAACACCTAACAGTATTCTTTCTTATGATGAATACATGAATAAGCCTAAAGTCGGTGGTATGAAGTATAACGTTATTGTTGCTCCGGGTGAAGGTGACGTTAGTGCTAACGACCAAAACGTTATCTCTACATTATTGTTGAGACACTAAATACATGGACTACTTTGAATTCTATTGGAATCGTAAAGGTAGTCCTCCCCCACAACCACAGAAATAATTATGTTATCAGATAGCTTAAAAACATTACTAGCAAGCACTCAATCGTTTGCTATCAAGTCACAGAACTTTCACTGGAACGTAGAAGGTAGTGACTTCCCACAGTATCATCAATTCTTTGATTCATTGTACAGTGATGTAGCAGGTACTATTGACCAAATCGCTGAATACATCAGAATCTTAGGTCACTATACACCCGGTAGCTTAACACGCTATGCTGAATTGTCAGTAATTCAAGACCAAACAAAGATTCCACGTGCTGAGTTAATGTTCGCTGAAACATTAAAAGACTGTGATGTGATGATTGAATTAGCAGTTCAAATTTTTGCCGAAGCAGCTAATGAAAATCAACATGGTATTGAAAATTACATGGCTGAACTACAAGACTTATATGCCAAAAAAGCGTGGTTCATTCGTAGTATTCTCAAAAAAGAACGTGAGTAATGAGAGCCAAAGAGTTCATCACTGAAGTATTTCAACCTGGTAAAACAAACTGGGAGTGGTTACGCCGCGGTAGTGAAGAGGCTAATGCTCAGTTCAAAGTAGGTGACAGAGAATATCGTTGGGATGCGTTTACTCAACGAGCTAATCCTAAGAAGTGGGAAATACAATTTCGTCTTATCAGAACACTTGACGATGATCCTGACATGGATTTGTTTGGTCAGACTGGCACCGGTAATTCAACAGAAGTATTATCAGTAGCGGTAGACATTATACGAGCATTCTTGGAATACTATGGATTAGACAGAGTAGAAGAAATTACATTCAATGCAAAAGAAGATAAACGTATTGGTTTGTATGCAAAGATGATTAAACGTCTTTTACCTAATTGGGATTTATATAGTAGAAAAGATCCAGAGAACGGTATGCAGTTTACTCTAACTGACCGTAGAGCATACGACAAGCCTGAAAACAAACTTAGTGAAGATAAAAAGATAGCTAGGTATAATGGTTTGATTATGGGATATGTCTTTAATGATGCTGGATTGAAGATTAAAGCATATGATCCAGAGACTAGAACTCCAATAGCTTTTGCAGAGTTTAATAAAGAAGATAAAGAATTATATCCACGAATGATTTGGGTACACGATGACTATCGTAACAAGGGCATTGCAAAGTCAATGTATGATTTTCTAAAGAATGACGATTATGTTATCAATAGAAGTCATGACCAAACTAATGCCGGAACTAAATTCTGGGATAAGCATCGCGGAGAAGATGCGTATGTTTGGGAAGAAGAAGTATTAGATGAGATGCCTCTCCCGGCTGATTGGGATCCATCATCAATGCGTCAACAAGCAACTACATTCAAAAGTCGTTTAGCTTATGCATTGGAACGTGCTAAGAAGTTAGGAACAGGCTCAAGTCGTGTGGCTACTGTTATCGAATATGAAGGTCGTCCTACAGTATTGAAGATTGCCAAGAATCAAAAGGGTCTAGCACAGAATAGTGTAGAAGCAGACATATTGAGTGATGGATATGCTAGTCAAATTGGCATTTTAATTCCAATCATTGATTATGATGAACAAAATCGTGAACCAAGTTGGGTTCATACAGAACTAGCACAAAAAGCTAACGAGAAACAAATATGCTATCTAATGAAATGTGATTCATTGATGCAAATGGTACGCTTTGCTAATACAATCGCAGGTAAATATCGCGGTCAATCTGCACAGTCATTCATTGAAAATATGATTAATGACGGAAAAAGAGATGAAGATATTGAAGTTATGACTGAGTACGCTAATAAGTTAGCAGATTTGGCAAACTCATTTGATGTAGAACTAGCAGATTTTGCTAGACCTGCAAATTGGGGCATATATCAAGGTCACCCTGTAGTAGTGGATGTAGGGTTTAATAGCAACGTAATGAACCAGTATTACAAATAGAACATGCCTTAGGACCGTGGTAGTTACTACCATGTAGGCGTCGCCCGGCTGCTGGGCGTAGGAAGCGATTCGCTACCGTGGACTACAAAGTGAGCATTACTTCCAAAACGCATAAATACATATTATGCGAGCATTTAATTTCATTACTGAATCAGCGGTTGACGAACTAGCCAAAAAACTCCCTACCCTCAAGCGCACCGACTATGATGCGATTGATTCCCTCATGCAACGAATCAGCGTAAAGCATGACATTACCGGAAAAAAGCTACATGACTTGTTTGTTAGCAAATACGGACATACTCCTGATACTTGGGTTAAGAAAATCAAGCAACGCAATGAAGATGTAGTAGACGAACATATTGGCAAAGTCAAAAGTGGATATCGCTTGTATAGCCACAGTGGTAAGAACTTAGGAACATATCCTACACACGCCGGTGCTGAGAAGCGTGAAAAGCAAGTTAATTATTTCAAGCATGTAGATGAATCTGTTGATTCAGAACAAGACGTACAACAAATCAACCAGTTTATTGAGTGGTCTAAGAAAACATTACATGTCAAAGGTGAACCCAAGTTTCACTTTAGTAGAGACACCCAAGAAGCACAAGACGAGCATAGAACAGGTATGCACGACAGTGAAGGTAACATTACAATCTACATTGAAAATAGAAATTTAGTTGATATCTTCAGAACAATATTCCATGAACTAGTACATCAACGTCAAGATGAGTTAGGTATGATTCAACACGGTGATAGTTATCCTGGTAGTCCGATAGAAGCAATGGCTGATATGATGGCTGGAAAGTACATAAAGATTTATGGAAAAGAACATCCCGAAATATTCCAGTAAAGTAAAACAAAAGTTACAAAATGTACCTGATGATTTGTTTGAAATGGGCAAAGATGCTATTGATTTTAAACGTGAAGTCTTGAAAAAGCAGTATAATAGTAATCCTTTGAGCATTTTTACTTTGATAAAGAGAATGATTAATGAGAGCAAGTGAATTTATTACCGAAGACATGTCACGCCGAGGATTCTTGGGTGCATTAGGTGCAGGTGCAATGGCTGCATCCGGTGTTGCTCAAGCAAAAGTTAATCCCACTGCTCAACTAGTTGCAGACAATCCTAAAGTAGAATTGTTAATGAAGTGGGCTAAGAAGTTTATCACTGACCCACGTGAACTAGCAGCCTTTATGGCACAATGCGCCCATGAGAGCGACAACTTCAAAGCAATGGAAGAATATGGTTCTCCTGAACGTTTCGCTAAGAAGTATGACATTCGTTACAATCCTGCTAAAGCAAAGCAATTAGGTAACGATAAGCCAGGTGACGGTATCAAGTATCGTGGTCGTGGATACATTCAGTTGACTGGTAAGTACAACTATCAAAAAGCAGGTGAATGGATTAGTAAGTATATCAGTCATCCAATTGACTTTGTTAAGCAACCTGATTTAGTCGCTACACCCACAGCGGCTGCGTTGAGTTCTATTTGGTATTGGATAACTTTTGTCAGACCAAAAGCAAAGAACTTCGGTGACACTAAACAAGTTACCAAACACATCAATCCTGGCTTAAGAGGTCAAAAGAACCGAGAGCAAAAAGCAAAAGATTGGCAACAAGCATTGAATGTTAAACCAGGTAAACCCATTAACGTTGCATCACGATAAATCGGTCAAAATAGTTGCGTAAAAAGTTTGACTTTGTTGCGTAGTTCATATATACTAACTACTTCTTTAGGAGATATATATGACAACAAAGACTTTTAACGGTGACCAAAAAATCAAACTAACACAGTTGATTAATGAAGGAATGCAAGTACTTCACGAGATTGATACTCTAAACGAGGGTCTATCTGACACAGTTAAAGCAATCGCAGAAGAATTGGAAGTCAAGCCTTCTGTACTCAAAAAAGCTATCCGCGTAGCACACAAAGCATCGTTGACACAAACTAACCAAGACAACGAAGAACTCAACACAATTTTGGAAACTGTAGGTAAGACTCTCTAATGTCATACGTTGATGCTATTCATTCACGTGATGAAGACCGTATCTATGTAGTAGAGAGAACCCCTGAGGGTAAACGAGCATATAAAGAGTTCCCGACTAATTATGTGTTTTATTACGATGACCCCAGAGGTAAGCAACGAAGTATTTACGGTAATCCCGTAACACGTTTCAGTTCACGCAAGCGTAGCGAGTTTGAAAAGGAACGTAGAGTCCTTTCAAACAAAACATTGTATGAAAGTGATGTTAACGTTGTGTTCCGTTGCCTAAGTGAGAATTACTTGGGTGTTGAACCTCCAAAACTTCACACATGCTTTTTCGACATTGAAGTAGACTTTGACCCTGTGAAGGGTTTCAGTCCTACGTCAGATCCATTCAACCCAGTAACTGCTATCTCATTGTATTTGGATTGGCAAGACACATTGGTAACATTGTGTATTCCACCTAAACACATGAGCAAAGAAACAGCACAAGAAATTGTTAGCCAATTTGATAACTGTATTCTCTTTGACAATGAAAAGGATATGTTTGACACATTCTTTTTACTAATCGAAGATGCAGACGTTATGACTGGCTGGAACTCAGAAGGCTATGATATTCCATATATGGTCAACAGAGTTACACGTGTAATGTCAAAAGACGACACACGCAAGTTCTGCTTAATGGGTCAACTTCCCAAGCCAAGAGAATATGAACGATTCGGTAAAGTCGAAATGACTTATGACCTAGTTGGTCGTATTCACATGGACTATTTGCAGTTGTATAAGAAGTACAACTATGAATCACGCCACAGTTATAAACTAGACTTCATTGGTGAAATGGAAGTCGGTGAAAACAAAACACAATATGAAGGTACTCTTGACCAACTATACAACAAGGACTGGTTCAAGTTCTTAGAGTATAACAGACAAGATACTATGTTGTTGGTTAAGATTCACAACAAACTAAAATTCTTAGAACTAGCGAACGCACTAGCACATGAGAACACAGTTTTATTACCCACTGTTATGGGTTCAGTTGCTATGATTGAAATGGCAATTATGAACGAAGCACATGAACGTGGAATGGTAGTTCCAGATAAGAAAAGGAAGAAAGAAAATGAAACAGACATACAACCAGCGGCAGGTGCCTATGTTGCTTATCCCCAAAAGGGAATGCACGACTGGGTCGGCGCAGTTGACATTAACTCACTCTACCCGTCAGTCATCCGCGCACTCAACATGGCGCCAGAAACCATCGTTGCTCAGGTCAGACAAGACCTCACAGACCAGTACATGAAAGAAAAAGGCGCACGTCTAGCCAAAGCTAAAAAATATTATAAAGAAGGTGATGACGATGTGACTGGTGCTATTCTATGGGAAAACTTGTTTGGCTCATTAGAATATACCGCTATTATGAATCAAGAACGTGGCACATTGCTTTGGGTAGACTACGAAGATGGTCGTTCAGAGCAAATGAGTGCGGCAGAGATTTGGAAGATGGTCTTTGATAGTCATAAGCCTTGGATGATTTCAGCAAATGGAACAATCTATACTTATGAAAAAGAAGGTGTCATTCCCGGTCTACTAAGTCGCTGGTACTCAGAACGTAAATCAATTCAGAAGCAAGCAAAAGAAGCATATGGAACTGATATGTACGATTACTATGATAAGCGTCAATTGGTTCGTAAGATTTTGCTTAACTCTGCTTACGGTGCGTTGTTGAATGAACATTGCCGTTTCTATGATAAGCGTATTGGTCAATCAGTTACACTTAGCGGTCGTCAGATTACTAAACACATGATGAGCCATATCAATGAATGTATCGAAGGCGAATACAAACATGACGGTCGTAGTATCGTTTATGGTGATACTGACTCTTGTTATTTCACAGCTTGGCCTGCTATCAAGGATCAAGTAGCTAAAGGTGAGATGACTTGGGATAAAGAAATGTGCATTCAACTGTATGACACATTGGGTGAAAGTACAAACGATAGTTTCCCTGCATTCATGGAGAAAGCATTTCATGCTCCTCGCAAGAATGGTGCAATCATTAAAGCTGGTCGTGAATTAGTTGCTGACCGTACCATCTTTATCACTAAGAAACGTTACGCAGTTAACATCTATGATAAAGAAGGCAAACGCAAAGACAAAGATGGTACACTAGGTGACATTAAGGCTATGGGTTTAGATTTGAAACGTGCTGATACGCCTAAATACGTACAAGAATTCTTAATGAACGTATTAGAAATGGTTATTCAACATGGTAAGTCACGTGATGAAGTCATTGAAGTTATCAAAGACTTTAAACGTAAACTCTCCGAACAAGAACCATGGACTAAAGGTTCACCCAAATCAGTTAATAACTTGACTAATCACACAAACAACTGGAAGAAAACAGGAAAGTGTGGTGTAGGTCATGCTATGGCAGCAATCAATTGGAACTATCTACGTGAAATGCACGGTGACAACTATTCACAAAAGATTGTTGACGGTATGAAGATTGTTGTTTGTAAACTCAAACCAAATGCGTTGAAAATGACAAGTGTTGCATACCCAACTGACGAACTACGTTTACCAGAATGGTTCAAAGAGTTGCCATTTGATGACGACTTGATGGAAGCAACACTAGTAACAGAAAAGGTTGAAAACTTATTAGGTGTGTTGAACTGGGACTTGCGTTCCAATACAGATACTAAGTCTACATTCGATGATTTATTTTCATTCGGGTAAACTAAGTGTTTACAAACGCAAAAACTTCCTATATAATACACATTAAGTATTCCTAAATACATTAACAAAGGACTAACATGAAAGATATTTTACAAGACATTATTGAACACACACGAGCATTAGAAGGTATTGACCTTATTCGTGTTGAAGGTACAGACCAACAAACTGAAGTTATCGCAAACGCAGAAGACCGCTCTGTGATGATTTCTGGTTTGTTTAAAAATCCAAATCCAGAGTTTGTTGGCTCATTTGGTATGCCTAACTTGACAAAACTCAGCACAATTATTAGCTTTGATGATTACGATGCTGATTCTAAAATCAATGTGGTTCGTACTAACAACAACGGTGTTGATGTACCAGCAACAATTCACTTTGAAACTAAAGACGGTTCATTTGTTAACGACTATCGTTTGATGGGTTCAAACATTGTCTCTGAGAAAGTTAAGAAGCCAATTATGACCGTTGCTATTAACTTTAACGTTGAGTTTACTCCAAGCATTGCTAGTATTCAACGTTTGAAGAAGCAAGCAAGTGCTAACTCAGAAGAAACAACGTTCATTACTAAGGTTGATGGTTCAGATTTGAAGATTTTCTTCGGCGACCACTCAAGTCACAGTGGTAACTTTGTGTTTGAAGCAGGTGTAACTGGTAAGTTATCACGTGCATGGGCATGGCCTATCAAGCAAGTTCTCGCTATCTTGAACTTGGCAGGTGATAAAACATTCAAAATCAGTGACCAAGGTCTATGCGAGATTGTTGTTGATTCAGGTCTAGCAGTTTACACATATCGTTTGCCAGCACAACAAAAATGATAGGCTCAATCTACGGTACCTCATCCTCAATCCAAGTCACTTATAGTGGCGGAAGTAATTATATCAATAATTACAGTGGAGCACAGGGTGTAGGTAATATGAGATACAACACTACTAGTCAAAGTATGGAAGTATTTGATGGTAACAACTGGTTAAAACTCAACGAAGGTACAGCCAGTGTTAGCTTATCAGGTGAGGTCGAAGCTCTCTTGGATTGGGCACGAAAGAAACGTGCCGAAGAATGGGAGCTTGAAAGATTAGCACAAGAGCACCCATCTATCAAAGATTTAGTAGACCAAATCAATCTTAAAAAAGAACAAATCAAAATGGTTCAGACTCTAATTAAGAGTCCGGGCGATGATGCAATCAAACCATCAATGGTACCTTAATGGAACAAGTTAAATTAACAGATACACATAGCTCAGAATGGGCGTTGTTCTTACCTGCTGTAAGTAGTTTTTACATCAGCGGCTTGGGTAAGCAACGCAAGGGCATAGATTACTTCCCTAAAGAAAGAATCCCTGCAAGTTTCAACGGCGACGTAGAGAAACTAAACTTTCTTAATAGTAAAGAAGGTCTATACACTTACAAGTGGGGTTTGTATTCTGCTGGTCATGCTAACTTAGATACAACTGTTGACGATCCTAGTGAATCTATCATTAGAGAACGTGAAGAAGGTACATTCATGTTGGGTGACTCAGGTGGTTTCCAGATTCTTAAAGGTCAATGGCCTGCTGATTGGAAAGATCCTAACTGTCCTAAGGCTATGGAGAAAAGAAAGATTGTTTTAAAGTGGATGGACACATACATGGACTATGGCATGTGTTTAGATATCCCTTCTCAGTCTTTCCTTAATACTGCTGCCATTCCAATGCACGGTATTCACAACATCCAAGAAGCGATTGATGCTACTCATATTAATAATGAGTACTTTGTTAAACATCGTAATGGTTCATGTAAGTTCTTGAACGTTTTGCAAGGTACTAATCATACTGAAAGTGATGATTGGTACAATGAAATGAAGAAATACTGTGACCCAAATATCTATCCAGACAATCACTTTAATGGTTGGGCGTTCGGGGGTCAGAATAAGATTGACATTCACTTGACATTGCGTAGAATGGTTGACATTATCTATGATGGATTGTTGATTGAAGGTAAGCACGATTTGATTCACTGTTTGGGTGTATCTATCCTTGAGTATGCTGTGTTGTTTACTGATATTCAAAAAGCAATTCGCAAATATCACAACCCAAAACTTCAAATTACGTTTGACTGTGCAAGCCCATTCTTCTCGGCAGCTAAAGGTTTGGCGTATTTCAACAACAGTTTGAATGATGACGAGAAATGGTCATATCAAATGACCAAAACAGTTGAGAACAAAGACTATGCTACAGACAATCGTAAGTTTTCGGATGCCTGCTTACAAGACGGTATCCATACTATGTTTACAGACAGTCCAGTAACTGATAAACTACTTGTTCGTGACGTATGTTATCGTGGACATGGTTTCATAGGTCAACATGGTAAAGAAACTAAAACAAGCTGGGATACTTTGAGTTATACATTGATTCAATCGCATAATGTTTATCAACACATCTATGCTGTACAGGAAGCAAACCGTCGATATGAGCAGGGAATTACTCCTGCTATGGTTCATCACTTTGATTCTGGTATCAAATTCAAAGATATCGTTGATGAAGTGTTTTCAAAGAAAACTAGACAAGAAAGCCATGCTGTAATCGAACAATATAGTTCATTATGGAAGCAAATGTCAGCAGGTGCACAGGGCTTTAGTGGTAAGAAAACAGTTAACGCACGTACTAAGTTTAACGAATTATTTACATTTGAATAATATGCCATACAAGCAACGAATCGCAACACTAACAGAATCACATCGTCTAATCGACGGGGTCATTCAAGACTTAATGCTAAATCCAAACTACGACCAAATGAAAGTCAATGCACTAAAGAAGCAGAAACTTATCTACAAGGATGATATTCGTAGATTTGAACGAGCCCAAGAAGAACATGACAAGGAAATGAACCATGAGTGAACAAAGAGAACAAGCACTATTCGAACAACGTCAACGTATTAGCCAAGCGGCTAAACGTATGATTTTTGTAACATTTCAAAAGGAAGGCATCCATTGCTATCCGGCTGCGGCAACTGACCCTGCACTTAAAACAGGTGACATGTATGACGTTAGCTTTCTAGGAACTCCGCATCGGCACATTTTTCACTTTAATGTGGCGATTGAAGTCTTTCACAACGATAGGGATATCGAGTTTATTCAATTCAAGCGTTGGCTAGAGCATCTATATGCTCAAGGCACACTAGAGTTGGATTACAAAAGTTGTGAAATGTTAAGTGACGATTTGTACAACCAAATCGCTACACGATATCCTGACCGTAACATTGAGATTACTGTCTCCGAAGATGGTGAGAACGGTGCTACGATTTATTACAATTTAACACAACCTCTCAACAACCTAAAAATTTAATAGGAAAACAAAATGGCAAAACCTCAAATCAAACATAATCCTAAAGTCAAACAAATTTTCGAAGACTTGGAAAACTATCGTCAATTCTGCGTAGACTTTGGATACGTATTCAATGAGGCAACATTGTATGATATGCGTAATTTCGTATATCGTCAACATACTAAGCAACTTCAAGGTAAGTCTGCGAAGTACAACTGGGAAGAAGCGATTACACGATGAGAAAACTATACTACATGGGTCTTGAGCCCTACAAAGCACGTTACACTTTGCAATTAACAGAGTGGAACGAGCGTGTCTTTAAAAGTAGAGGCATTGACTATGTAGTAGTGTCCGGTGAAACACTATCAACTGACCAAGCTATCGTAACAGGTCAAGTGCTTGATGCACATGGTCGTAGTTATTTTGGTATGTCTCAACTAATGAACTTAGTTAAGATGATGAAAGAAGGTCAAGTAACAAATGAAGATGTTATCTACTTTGAGGATATGTTTCAACCGGGCATTGAGTCACTTCCTTATATCCTCAATCAAGTACCTGTATCCCATCGTCCGAAAATTTTTGTACGCTGTTTGGCGCAGTCAATCGACCCTGACGATTTTGTTCACGTGTGGGGAATGTCAAAATGGATGGGACTCTACGAACAGATGGTATGTGAGGCAGTTAACCAAAGCGGAGGTGCTGTACTTGCGACTAATGAAGAAATGGTCATGAATATGAAGATTGCAGGCTGGGAAGCCCCAATCTATAATATCAGTGGTCTAGCATTCGGCAAGAGTGAAGTACAAGAACGTGTTGGTACTATTAAACCATTCAGTGAGCGCAAGCATCGTGTTGTATTTTCAGCACGTTGGGACCAAGAGAAGCAACCTGACTTCTATATGGATGTAATTGATGCTTGGCATCAGCGTCATCCAGGTTCAGGTGTAGAGTTTTGTATTTGCTCTGGTGCTAAAATAAAGAGCAACAACGATAGTTACATGCAACGTACACGTGACATGCAAGCCTCTGGTAAGCTAACAATCTATGAGGACTTGAATAAAAATGATTACTATAATATTGTCAACGATAGCCGTGTGGTATTTAATTGTGCGCTACAAGACTGGGTCTCGAATACTGTCTCCGAAGCTGATGCTCTTGGTTGCAATGTGTTATATCCTGCTTATAGGTCTTTTCCTGAGACATTTGCAAACGATTACACCAGACTTTACGTACCATGGTCTATTGAAGATGCTTTGGATAAGCTCGAACAGCTTTTGAAGAAGCCCAGTGAAAAGATGGGTAAAATCAGTGACTACAACGATGGTACGATTGACCGAATCGTTGACATTTTAGAAGGCAAGGGTGATACAATGCTACGTATGACAACTGACTATCGAAAATATACCCGTGAAACAAAATACTAAAGGATTACAATATGGCAACAAAGAAACCAAAGAATCAATCATCAAATGGTTGGCCTAAGATTAATCAAGGTACACATTTGACTGTAAAGACTTTTGAAGATGGTACGACTGAACTTGTTTGGGATGACGTTCAACTATTGAAAGAAGTACAAGAGGCAATCGCCTCGGTGGAAGCACCAAAGAAAACAACTAAAGGAAAGAAGAAAAATGTCAGCACACAATGATATCAATACACACTTAGAAGCATACCTAGCAGAACATGAAAAGTTTGAAAAGGGTAATGCAGCAGCAGGTACTCGTGCCCGTAAAGCATTAGCAGAAATGGCTAAAGCAATCAAAGCACGCCGTAACGAAATTACTGCTGAAAAAGCGGCACGTGCAGAAGCAAAAGCTGCAGGTAAGTAATGACTGTACTAGATGTATTTCTAGGTTTAGGCGAAGTTGTAATCTTCTTCGCCTTTTTCATCCTAGCACTAAAATTATTCGGAAACTTAATCAGTCGTGATAAATAAACATGTAACACAACGGTTACAAAATATCAAAACAAAACCATCACAAAGGAAGGTTATCAATGTCATACAACAAAACAAAATGTGATCCATCATTGGGTCTAGCAGTACACGAACACTTAGTTAAAATGGGTGTTGAAACTCCAATCAAAGAAACAGGTCAAATCATCGACCGTAAAGGTAAAATCGAAGTCATCGAATCATTGTTTGCAGATATTATGAAAACAATGGGATTAGACTTGACTGATGATAGTCTTATCGAAACACCAAAGCGTGTTGCTAAGATGTACGTTAATGAAATTTTCTGGGGCTTAGATTATGAAGCATTTCCAAAATGTACTACCGTGGACAATAAAATGCAATACAACGAAATGGTTGTTGAGCGCAATGTTTCAGTTCAAAGTAATTGCGAACACCATTTTGTCGTTATCGATGGTTTGGCAACAGTTGCTTATGTTCCCAAACAAAAAGTCTTGGGCTTATCGAAAATCAACCGAATCGTTGAATATTTTTCTAAACGCCCGCAAATCCAAGAACGACTTACGGAGCAGATTTTTCATGCTCTACAATATATTCTTGAAACCGAAGACGTTGCAGTCCTCATCGATGCACAGCATTATTGCGTTAAGTCAAGAGGTGTCGAAGACACAGGGTCAAGCACTGTCACTTGTCGTCTCGGTGGAGGCTTCAAAACTGATCCATCAGCACGTGCGGAGTTCTTACAAATCGCAAACAAAGGTTGCAAATAATGGAAACATTAGCTAATCTGAGTTTGCTAATTGGTTTGATTTTAAAGGGCGCAGCTTACATTTTTGTATGTTGTGTTCTTGCTTTAGGTATTTTCTATATCATAAAGAAGACTCCGGACAGCGCATGTCACGGTGATTGCAATCAAGGTCGCAACTGCAACTGTAAAGGAAAGTAACATGGGTTTTAAAAAGCCAATGGATTACAATTCAGTAAGTCATCAAATTTATATGGCAGGTGTAGAACTATGCTCACCAAAGAACGATGGGTTCACTCAATGGGAAATCAAAAAAGATTTATACAAACTTAAATGGTTGTTGGATCAGATTATGGATGATAGTTCTACGTTTGTTGACGAAGAACAATTCTTAAAAGAACACGAGCAGGTGAAGATGTGGCGTACACTAGCCAAGTAATAGACCTAAAAAAGGCACACGAGGAATTTCTTGAGGAACTTAGAAATGATCCAGTGAAACTTAAAAAGTTCATTCGTGAAATTTCTGGTCCTGAAACGAGAACTCTCACGGGACAAGAACGTGACCATATGATTACTGTATTCAATTTGATAGATCCTGTCGAATCGAGCAATAATCAACGTGTATGGACTGATGTATATCAACATGCAGGTAAAATATATAACGTTCATTTCTTTGAAGAAGAAACTGTAATAGAAGAAGTACTACCAGATGATTTTCAACAAGATTAAACAATTAAAAGAACAAGGTAAAAAGATTGGCATCACGTTCTCGACTTTTGACTTACTTCACGCGGGGCACATTGCAATGTTGGCTGAGGCTAAAAATCACTGTGATTACCTTATTGCAGGGCTCCAAACTGACCCAACAATCGACCGCCCTGAAACTAAGAATAAGCCTGTCCAATCTATCGTTGAGAGACAGATTCAATTGGCGTCGTGTCGTTTCGTTGATGAAGTTGTTGTTTACTCTACGGAGCAGGATCTTATCGACCTTCTCCTTATCTTACCTATTGACGTTAGGATACTTGGAGTTGAATACGCTCACACAGATTTCACAGGACGACTAGAAGGTGGTGATAAGGGTATTGAACATATTTTCAATAGTCGTGACCACTCATTCAGTTCAAGTAGTTTACGTAAACGTGTAGCAGAAGCACAAAAGGATAAGTAATGGATTTAGAAAGATTTGTCAGACACTTTGGTTTCAAAGTTGTACGAATTAGAGAAGACCGTCCCTATCAATATCTTGATGGGTATGATTCATATAAGTCATCTTATTACACTAACTATGACCGTAGTTGTATTGAAATGGAAATTAGTCGCAGAGAGTTAGAACATTTGGCAGACTACTTTTCTAAAATGGAAGACTTGAATCGCAAAGACCATGAAGATTATGTTATCCGACGTGAGAATCCTGCAGTCCAAGAAGCATACAGTAAGTACCAAATGTTATTGGAACTCTACAGATAAGGTAAATAAACATAGCGGCCTTAGCATCATCCCGCTTTACAAATTCTGCTGCCTATGCTATAATACACATAGGAGAAAATATGCATAACCCAGTAACTTACAAATACACAAGTACAAAAGAGTACCATGACGCATTCCCTTGCGCATATCGTCAATGGCGCGCAGACAGTCATTGCAACACAATTCATGGCTATAGTTTCAGTATGAAATTCTATTTCGGTACAAACGATTTAGATGCTCGTAACTGGGCAGCCGATTACGGTGGCTTGAAAGAACTAAAGAAGTTCTTAGAAGACCAATTCGACCACACACTAATCGTAGCACAGGATGACCCAGAAATGGAAACATTCAAGTTGTTGCAAGAAAAGAAGATGGCTAAAATCATCATTCTACCTGCACTAGGTTGCGAAGCATTAAGTGACCAATTATACAAATATGTCAACGGTGTTTACATTCCCGAAATGTGGGGAGAAGGTGAAGCGAAACGTCTATGGTGCTATCGTGTAGAAGTTCGTGAGACACAATCAAATATGGCTTTCCGTGAAGGACACCGTGAATGGAACGAAAACCTATTTGACTAATGGAAGTATGGATTCGTATTATCATTAAATTAGTTGCAGGTGTCATGTCAATACTTGACGCCAGCAACTTACGAAATCGGTTATACGAAGTCAAGGACGAGCATGAAGTCATGTGGACTGCTTTGGATGATATTGCTAGAATGCACCCAGATAGTCCAGCTGGTAAATATGCTAAAGAAACATTAAAACAAATCAAACACAAATACGGAAGATGAAACATTTTTGGAGACTATGGGCAAAAGCCCTAGGTGAGAAAGCAGGTGATACGGATCGGGAAGCTGACCGTATTGCTTTCATTAGAACCTGCATTGTGTTAACATACATCATCACAAACATTTTTATTGTAGCAGGCGTTATAAGGCATTGGTAATGAGCAAATTAAAAGTAGCAGAATTATTTTATAGTATTCAGGGTGAAGGTAGATACATGGGAGTCCCTTCTGTGTTCTTACGAACATATGGATGCAATTTTACATGTGGCGGCTTCGGCATGCCAAAAGGACAGTTAAGCGATGAAAGAAACAAGATTGATGCACTTAGTATCAAAGAGTATAAAGACTTACCATTGGTGTCTACAGGTTGTGATAGCTATGCTAGTTGGGATCCTAACTTCAAGCATCTTAGCCCTGTGTTATCTACTGATAGTATTGCCGACAGCATTTGTACTATATTGCCTCATGGGCGTTGGATGGATGAGCACTTGGTTATCACCGGTGGTGAACCTCTACTTGGATGGCAAAGAGCGTATCCAGACTTACTTTCAAACGAGAAAATGAAACCTCTTAAAGAGATTACATTTGAAACTAATGGTACTCAAATGTTGTCTACTGAGTTTAGAGACTATCTCCAAGACTGGAAGCGCAATCGTGAAAAGAACGCATTGACATTCAGTGTTAGTCCCAAGTTATCAGTTAGTGGAGAAAAGTATGATGAAGCGATTTTGCCTGACGTTATTCGTCAATACCAAGATGTGGGTTTTGTATACCTTAAGTTCGTTGTGGCATCAGAAGAAGATGTACGTGAAGCAGAAAAGGCTGTAGAAGATTACAAGCGCGGTGGCTTCAAAGGTCCAGTATACTTAATGCCAGTCGGTGGTGTTGAAAGTGTATATTCATTGAACGCAAAGAACGTAGCACTAGCCGCAATGAAACGAGGCTGGCGCTACTCAGATAGATTACAAGTACCGTTATTTAAAAACGAGTGGGGAACATGAGAGAGAAGATTTTACATCAAGCATACGTGAAAGGGTTGTACGCACAGGGTACTCCCGATTCATGGGATGAAGAAGCATTATATCAATTTGGGCAGCACCTTATTGATATGTGCCTTGACGCAGTTGAACAAATGGACACGTTGAAGGGTGCAACTACTTACGACAAAGATTTAGTTGAAAGTACCAAACACCACTGCGCCCAAGCGATTGAAAGAAAGTTTAAATGAGAACATACAGTAAACGAATTGGTTTCTTAGTTAGTTATCAAACATTGATACCGCACGGTGGTATTGGTCAATTCACAAAGAGTTTTTGTGAATTGATGGATGAACATAACATCAAAGTTGATATCATCACTGATAAGAACCCTAGTAGGATTGATGCTGATTTTGTTAAATCCCTAAAGGCTAATATTATTTACCCTGATAACCCTATCGGGAAAGAAGCCGATATTGCAAAAAACAAAAGGTCAGATTACGGGGAACATAGTGCTATCTTTATGTACGGTGACACATTTTGCTATGAGCGCATGGCAAACTTTCGCAACAGTATTATAAAAGCATTGGAGCACAATATATACGATGCGTTTGTCTGTAACACATACGAAACAGTCCAAGTGGCAAGTACAATGGGTCTCGAAGATGTTATCCAAATCATTGCTTATACTCATTTAGAAAGTCAAATTTTTAATTGGACAAAGAATCCATTCTTAAAGAATACCAATGAGATGATGCGACTACAGTTACAAGTAAGTTCATTATATGTTGGCACACAAAGTAAATTTAACCATCTTGAATTAGAAGATAGAATTTCAATAAACAATGTTTGTCACTTACCTATCCCTATCACAGAAAGAGATTTACTAACAGAGTATCAAGGTGAGCGTGAAGGCATCTTGTTCGTAGGTCGTTGGGAAGAAGGCAAGAATCCAGAGTTGTTTATTGAGTTGATTGAGCAAACAGGACTACCTGCTAAAGTAATGACTAGTCCCAATGGCGTTAAGAAGTTTGAAGAACGCTTAGAAAAGATTGGTGCTAAGTATGATGTCCGTGCTAGTATCATTGGACAAGAGAAGGTAGACTTTATTAAGTCAAGCCGCATTGCTTTCAACCCTAGTACAGTTGAGAGTTATGGCATGGCTTTCTATGAGCAACATATTCAATTACCAACACTTGTACTAACAGAGCAACGATGGACTGGTAACTTTAACAGTGATTACTTTTACACTTGCACCAAGTTGACTATGGCCAAACGAGCAAAAGAGTTGTATGATAGTTTTGATACCTCTGAGAAATGGTATAACTTAGGTTCATTGGATCATGCAAAACAACAAGAGGCAAATGTGTTTCACAAATGGAATACATGTTTCAATATGTTTGAATCAAAGCAATCTAACAGTAACACCGCTAAGATTCTAGAGAACACTACAGTTAAGTATAGTGATTTTATAAAAGACTTGGGAAGAAAAATTATCTGTATTGATGATTGTCGTTCGGCATTGACTAATCGTAGTAAATTCAGAGTTATCTACACAGACACCGATACTTATTTAACTAAAGATCCGTCATTTGAACCAACAGAGGAAGTAACAGGCGCAAGTTTGTTTCAATTTTAAATGAAAAAAGTTTTAATCACTGGTAACTCAGGTTACATTGGTAGTCACTTGTCTAAATTGCTAGACAGTGAATATGAACTATGGGGTATGGACTTAAACAATCCACAGTATCCAATCAAACATCATCGTAAACATGACATTAGACAAAACTTGCCAGCTAATACTAATGAGTTTGACTGTGTGATTCACTTAGCCGCACTAGTGAATGTTGGGCAGAGTGAGACACACCCAACTGACTATTACATGACAAACTTCTGTGGTACGTTGAATGTGATGAATGCAGTAAAGTTTAAAAGTTTTATTTTTGCAAGCACTGGGGCTGCTGAATATTGCCACAGTGCATATGGTACTAGTAAGAAAGCGGCAGAAGATTGCGTCCGTGAATGGTGTACATACAAGAACATTCCATACACTACATTCAGATTCTACAATGTGATTGGATCAGATGGATTTAGTCCTACTAACCCTGATGGTTTAATGTCAAACTTAATCAAAGCAGTAGACACAGGCACATTTACTATTCATGGTACTGACTATGATGTGAGTGAAGATGGTACGTGTGTGCGTGACTATGTCCATGTCATGGAAATATGTGATGCTATCAAAACAGCGATTGAGCAACCGAGTAACAAGATTGAATGTCTAGGACACGGTGTAGGCTACACAGTCAAAGAAATGGTTAACTTGTTCCAAAAAGTGAATGATGTAGACTTTTGTATTAGTTCTGGACCTCGTAGGAAGGGAGACCTTCCGTCTAGTGTACTGGAAGACGTTAGCCCATATATGAAAAGCATTTACTCTATTGAGGACTTGCTTAAAATTAAATAATGTGCTATACTATGCACATGACTACATTCAATCCATCCATCAAACGTATCGGCTTTGCTTGCAAGTGGGCTGAAATCAACAAAAAAGGCGAGATTGCCAGTGCTGAGGGTCTTAACACAGGCGGCACCACTCTTGCTTGGGCTAAACGCAACAATCGTAGCATTGTGGAACAAAAGATTATTGACGTTGCAAAAACTAACATTGTCAATACCCACAATCTCTTGAAGAAGGTCGCAACACTTCCTCCTGAGCTACGAATGTTGCGTATCACGTCCGACATGCTAAGTTTTTACACACATGATGACTATACTGACTTCTGGCAGTCTCAAAATACTCAAGATTCTCTTTCACGTTGGTTCGCCCCATTGGGTGAAACAATCCGCAATAACGATATCCGTGTGTCTTTTCACCCTGACCAGTTTGTCGTACTCGCAAGCGAGTCAGAAGGCATTGTTAACAAATCAATAACTGAATTTGAATATCACGCTGATATGGCACGCATGATGGGCTTTGGTCAGAAGTTTCAGGATATCAAAATTAACGTTCACATTAGTGGGCGCAAAGGTGCTCAAGGTATTCGTGACGTATACAATCGTCTGTCTCCCGAAGCACGTAACTCATTAACTATCGAAAACGAAGAATATACACATGGTCTCGATGATTGTCTCAGCCTTGCTGATTTGGTTCCTATTGTGCTTGACATACATCACAATTGGGTACGTGAAGGGGTATACATTGACCCAGCTAGTGATAGCGTTAAACGGGTGGTGGATAGTTGGCGCGGTGTACGTCCTACTTGCCATTATTCTGTCAGTAGGGAAGATGTCCTCGTTGGACATGCAACAAACGTTCGACCTGACCGAGACGTTCTCTTGGAATCTAAGTACAATAAACAAAAACTTAGAGCCCATAGTGACTATTATTGGAACGAAGCAGTAAACGACTGGGCTATGAGTTTCCGTGACCAGTTCGACATTATGTGTGAGTCTAAGGCTAAAAATCTTGCAACGCAAAAATTGTACGATAAGTATATAAATGTTTGATAAACTAAAAAACTATTTCAAGAAGCCCGAGCCTCCCAAGAAGGAAGCACCTAAGCCTAAAAAGAAAGAGCTAACACCAAAAGAGTTAGCTACTCAAGCAGGCGAACCCTATGTGAATATCGTTAGTATGGAAGTTGATGCTAACAACATTCACGAGGGTGCTTTTGAACTAGACTGGAACAGTATGTTCATTACTCAACTTGTGAAAGCTGGGTACATGAAGAAAAAAGAAGATACTGACCAGGATATCGTAGACCGTTGGTTCCAAGATGTGTGTCGCAATGTCGCACTCGAAATGTACGAACAAAAGATTGCCGACCCTGAAAATCGTAACGATTTGAGAACGATTCACAATAAGGATCTAGGTAACGGTCGTACAGAAGTAAGCTAAAAGTACTCATTTGTTGTATTTTTACAATATACAACAACAGGCTTGACAAAATACCATATCGGTGATATACTATCTTCAGTTTAGTAATAGTGCTAAACAGTTTTGACACAACAAGGTGTCTCTTAAAGGAAATTAGTATGAAAAAAGTATGGGAAGTTTTAGTCTCTTATGAGAACGATAAAAGTGATGTTCGTTGCCGCTCTGACATTGACACGCATTCACTAAAAGGGTTCACACGCCTTGCTAACGGCGATGTTGAGCATAAATTAGTAGGCACAGACTTTGTGCGTACCTTCAAAGTAGTGTATACTAGCACTAATAAACGTGACGCTGACCATTTTGCAGAGACAATGCGAATGGCATATTCATATCGCAAAGTGGATCGTTCTATCATGCGTCAAGAATTCATCAAACTCAATAGCGGAGAATAATAATGGCTACAAAGAAAACGTTCAAATTTGACCAGTGGACACCAAACACTACTGCACATACTGCTAAAAACAAGCCAGCAGACGTTTGTGCCCCGGTAGCCGACAAAGACCGCTTTGTCCCCCTCAATAAACGTAGCATGGATATGATTGAGCGCCGAGGCGATGAAATTCGCAAAGCTATCAAGGCATTGGAATCTAAGTACAAAAACAACAAGACAGATTATAAAGACATGCCAGTGGTCATTAAAGTCCCTATGGGTGACTGTATGATTGTTACTGACTTACAACGTGAGGCAGAAGAAGACCATATTATTCACGACATTATGGTACCTTGGGATTCTCGTTTCTTCACTACACCGCGTGGTGCTTGGGATCCTGTACAAAAGAAATATGGTATTACTGAAGGTCAACAACGTGTATTGGCATTTCGTGACCGAATTCGAATGGGATTAGTCAAAGGCATCAACCCCAATGACTGGGAAAAAGTAACTATCAATTTAGAAATCATTAATTTGGAACTCAAAAACGGTGTAGTTGACTATGGTCCCGAACGCCGTGTGTTCAATATCGAGAACGGTGAAAAACTGCCAGTATCTCAAATTGATAAATTCAAAAACGAAGTTCATGGTAAGAACATGGACAGCCCTAATGCTCAAACTTATGAAGAATTTGAACAGGCTGCATTAGTATACGCAGATATGTTGGCTGCTGGCATCACACCTACAGCAACAGAAGGTAAGAATGCAAACAAAGCAGGTGCATGGAAGCATGTTGCGTATGTGCGTACTGATGCGAAAGGTAAAGGTAACAAGCCTAAACTCAATCGCAAACAGTTGAAGCAAATTTACAAACGCCATAACGCATATTCATTCCAAGAGCCAGTATCGGCAATTGAATTACTTCCTATCTTGGAACTTGATGAAGAAATTGAAAACTTCAGTTGGTACAACAAAGACGATAAAAAGAAAGTGGCAGAAGCAGAAAAGTTCCGCAAGAACTTGAATGCGACTGTGCATAGTGTGTGGCATGGTTGGGAAGCATACATGAAGTTTGCACAAAAAGTTTGGGTTCGCCGATATAAGAAAATCGGTGCAAAAGAACAAACTCCAGCAGATTGGTCACTCGCTTTGTTGATTCAATTAGTACAAAAAGCAGGTTACACATACCCGGGTATTGACAAATCTTGGTATATGAAGTATACTGCACCTAGCGGTTGGGATTGCTTGACTGCTGATGAACAAGCATTATTTCTATGAAAAAAGTAACAGCACCTCAGGATCACTTTTACATTGCTCTCATTCATGGGCAATGTAAGGGTGGGAAAACTAGTAACATTTACAACCGTTTTGGTAACAGTCAGTATAATGCTGGTAAATTTGACAATAGCCCATCGTTTGTCTATTTTGCTGTACCTAGTATTGTATTTCCGATTGACCGTTTAGAAACAATCTATGAACGTGAGTTTGCTGATTTCTTGATTCCATCAAAGAACAATTTCAGAAAACCCACTGAATACATCGACAAAAAACATGACCAAATCACAGTGGATGTGATTCGTGATGTAATTGAAGGTTCGATTAAGTCAGAAAAACTCCCTATCAAGCGATTGAAGAAAGATTTCCTTCTTACTTGTCAGATTGACAACGAACTAGCCCAAAAAGTACGTGACGACCCTGAGAAGTATTTGGAAGATATTTAACTTGACAACAAACTATAATATGTGTATAATTTACGCATATTATACACATACATAAGGAACATATGGCACGTTACGCACTGATTGATACTGCAAATACATTCTTCCGCGCACGACATGTTGCGAGTAGGGGTATGGACGAATGGGCTAAGCTGGGAATGGCATTGCATCTTACACTCGCAAGCACTAACATGGTTGTAAAAAATCATAAGATTGACCACGTTGTCTTTATGCTGGAGGGAAAATCGTGGCGGAAGTCTATCTACCCTCAATACAAGGCACATCGTGCTGTTGCTAATCAAGCAATGACTGAGGCTGAAAAAGAAGAAAACGAATTATTTTGGCAAACGTATGAAGTCTTTACAGAATTTTTGAAGACCAAAACAAACTGTAGTGTCCTTCGTCACCCAGAGGCTGAAGCTGATGACTTGATTGCACGTTTCATCGCATTGCATCCTGACGACACCCACGTGATAGTCAGCACAGATGGAGACTACAACCAACTTTTGGCAGAAAACGTTATGCAATATAACGGTGTGACTAACGAACTTATCACACTATCCGGATACTTTAAAGACAATGGGAAGCAAGTCTTGACTAAAGACAAGACACCTAAATTGTTAGAAGGTACTCCTGATTATATGCTATTCAAAAAGGTCATTCGTGGTGACGCAGGTGACAACGTGTTCAGTGCATATCCGGGTGTACGTGAGAAAGGTACTAAGAATAGTGTTGGTATCATGGAAGCATACGAGGATCGCAATAGTCAAGGCTATAAGTGGAACAATTTCATGCTCCAACGCTGGACGGATCACAATGGTGTTGAGCATCGTGTCAAGGACAGATATGAGCTTAATAAAACACTTATTGACCTTAATGCTCAACCTCAGGATATCAAGGATAAGGTTGATGCAACCATTCGCAGTGACTTGAAAGTAACAGTTACTCCTCAAGTTGGTCTTCACTTTATGAAGTTTTGTGGCAAGTATGAATTACAGAAAATATCTGACCAAGCTACGAGCTATGCTCAGTGGCTTAATAGCGAATATAAAGGTACGCTACATGAACAAACTACCTAATCAGGTATACGCTGGTCTCTTTGAGATTTTAAAAGACCAGCGTCTATACTATCATAGTGCAATCGGCGCGGATTATTGCCGTCTCACTGATGAAGGTAAAGAGGAAGTTATCAAGTGGATTACTTTAATGGCTCCTCAAATGTTTAAATTAGAACAAGCAGAATTGGATGCACGTGCTAAGAAACTAGTTTGGGAAGAATTGAAAAAATGATTGCCGAAAATACTAAGAGGGTAAAGAAGATTGAAAAGGGTGACAATGACTTTACCTTTGTTCATGGTCATGCGGTTTACTCTCGTGCCTGTCTCGAAATCTCAGCATTGTGCCCATCATATATGCGTATGATGATTGAACGTGCTATACTTGACGGGTACTTAAAGCCAGTAGCATACATGAAAGATACTGAATATATGTGGGAGAAACTTGCAGAATGACGAAGAAAATTTTCTACGAAAAGGTAGGACGTAGATACGTTCCAGTAAGTGAGTACGACCATGAGTTGTCGTATGCCTTGCCAAAAGGAACACACTTAATCATGGTCTATCCCGGTGGCAGTTCTACTCGCCACAAAGTTGACCCAATGTACGCACCACTAATTGCCGCAGGTAGAGTTGCAGAAGATGCGTTATCAAATGCTTTAGTTAAAGCAGGTGAATTGCGTTTGGGTTATAAATCTCGTGAACGTGTATTAACAGATGAACAACGTGAAGCATGGAATCATTTAGTAGAAGTGTTTGGAGATGATGCCAAACAACTAGAATGGCCCAGTGCTAGAGAAGTAGCAGAAGCAGGCTTAAAAGCATTAGAAGATGAAGCATTAAAGATGCTAGAAGTACCAGCAGTTAAAAAAGCCTATGAGCAATTTATGCTAGTATACAAATTAACAAAGGATGAAACAAATGAACTTAAAAGCTAAACCAATCGTTAAAAACGAATTCTGGGTTGTTACTGATGGTAACAAAAAAGTAGGTAATGTGATTGCTGAAGGTAGTGGCTTTGATGTTAAGATTGGCAACAACATCCAACACTTTGATTCAAAGAAGCAAATCGAAAAGAAAGTTCAAATTGAGTTTGAACCAACACAAAAGCCAGTAAAAACAACAGAACCACTATTCTCTGTTTACCCAACCTCAAAGAATCGTACATACAACCACATGTATGACGTTAAACGTAAACTACATTTGTTTACAGAGACACCCAAGAGCAAGTGTTATCATGCGGCAGGGTGGTTTGCAATGAAACAAGGTGATGAATTCACTCCAGTTCTTTGCCCTAAATATATTTTTGTTCAACGTTATGAGTACATGGGACCGTTTAAAACTGAGTCTGAGGTAAATAGTAGCATAAATAGTGTATGACTAACATTAAAAAGTTCATTGACCGTGTTGCGATAGCAGACGGAAAGCAAAGCAGAGAAGTGTCTATGCTACTATCAGATGCAAAAGCCTTGCGAGATGAAATTATGAAATTAATTATTGACAACCAACAGAAGAATAGTTCCGAAGTTGTAGAAGTCGTAATGCAAGGCGGTAAGTTTAAATGAGTAGAACACAACCAAAAGTTCTTATTGAACTAGTTGATAAAGCAACATATAAATGCGACCAAATCGTAGAGGCTGCAGGTATATGGGCTGTGTTTTACGACGGACAACCTATCAACTTAAAAAGTCAACACTACTTGGATAGCGAAGCTATACCTAAATATAAGAAAACTAGTTTCAGTAATCCAGGACATGCACGTAACCTGTGTCGTAAACTAAACAAACAATTCAAGACGGATAAATTTAGTGTTGTGTTTATGAACAACGGCACAAAAGTTTATCCAGATGACTAAACTAACGTACAAAGAACAAATCACTCAAGCTGTGTTAGAACAACTTGATGATGATTTGTTGACGTTTGAACATGCCATGAAATCATGGTGGCAAAATCCCAGACGTGATGGTCCCTTACGTTTAACTAGTATAGGTGATTTAAGTTTTCGTCATGCTAAACTTGAACATCACGACCATCCCATCAAAACAAAAGACAAAAGCTATTACCAGTTCATCATGGAACTTGGTAAAAAAATTAAATGTCCATACTATATTGATGTAAACACAGATGACAAGAAGCCATACATTCGCTTGTATGACGACCGTATAAGCATGATGCTAAACTTGTACGGAGATTTAGACACATATTTAAAATCAGTGAGAACATAATGACAGAAGAAAAGAAACCAAGTTTTTTAGACGCAATTAAGGCAGTACAGTCGGTTAAGAATAAAGTACCGGCAGCTAAAGCAAAACTAATCCAACAAGAAAAGTTAAAGCAAAAGCCAGGATCTAATCGCCCAACAAAAAGGGCATCAGGTCGCGGGAGCTAAGTCAACTAAATACATGTCTAGTGCGTTATATATACATAGGAGATTAATTATGAAACAACTACTCGCAATCGTTTTAGCCGCTTTCGCATTTACAGCATTCGCCGCAGATGCACCAGCAAAGTCAGAGCCAACTACATCAGAACATGGTGTTAAATTAGCAAAGAAGAAAGACCATTCTAAGGACAAGAAGGTGGACGCCACTAAAAGTAAAGCGGATAAAAAAGCCGCTCCAAAAAAGTCCGATACTAAGTCAAAGTGATATTGATGATGAGGACTATGGTCCTCCTGGTACAGATGAACTAGATTTACATCGTGGGTATGAAAAGCCCAAACTCTCTAAGCCATTTTTTGATGATGAATTATCCGATTACGTTGCTATTCGGTTAGCAGTGATTAGAGCTAAAACTCTACAGAAATTTAGAGAAACCGTGATATAATATCATAAATAAAGTAGTTAGAGTTCTACTTAAAAACTCAACTTAAACACACTTACACAGGAGAAAAATATGTTTAATTCATTCGCATACCAAGCCGTTGATGGCATTCAAAACGCTAAAAAGCAATTCGTTTCTACATTCGTCCCTCAAGCACAAATCAAAGAAGCATTGAATGGCTTCATTGATGCTCAAGCACAATACACAAAAGACGCAATCACAGCAGGTTCTGTTGCTACAACTAAGGTTGTTGAGACATTCACTGACCGCACGCCTTATGTAAAGTTTGCTGAAACTCTACAATCATTCTTCCCAACAGCAAGTTGCGCTAAGCCAGCTAAGAAGGCTAAATAATATGCCATTCTCGGTAGAAGCGTTAGGTATTGTTTTTGTCGTAGCCTTTATGGGTGCTGCACTGGCAATACTGATTGATTTCTATCCAGTGTTCAAAAAATTTATAGACGCTGTGGTTGAAGGAATCAATGAACTAAAGAAGTTCAAAAAGCAAAAGCCATTCTGATGATTACATACGTCCATACTAACATATATAAAATTAGTGATTATGCTCGTCACTTGAAAAATCTCACTGAAGAAGATAGATATTCTCGCTTTGGTTACAGGGCAAGTGACTACAACATAGATAGCTTGATTTTGAATATGTGTTACAACCCGAAAGACCACGAATTGTGGTATGCTCGTGATGAAGAAAAACGAGTTGGTTGGGGACATATGGCTAAGAATCAGGATGGGTCTTGGGAACTTGCAGTATCAGTAGACAAAGAGTTCCAGCGTCAAGGCATTGCAGATAAACTAATGAGTGAAATGATTGTATGGGCTAAGTTCCATCATATCCCAGAAGTTTATATGCACTGTATTGAAAACAACAAAGTTATTCAACATCTTGCGAAAAAGCATGAGTTGAAGACCAAAGAACGAGGTGATGGTGAAAGAACGGCAGCTATTGAAGTTCCGGAACCTAACTTTGTAGAAACGAACACACAGTTGTTCAAAGAGCAGGCTGAGATATACGCAGAGATTAATAGACTACGAGGTAAACTCGCTACTCTATGGTTGAATCCATCTCACCATATTGATTGACTATCAATCACAAAACAGACATAATACACACACAGGAGAATAACATGTCAGAAAATAATCTACCAAAACTACCAGAAGTAAAGTTCAACAAGAACGGTTACGAAATCCGCGCAGATGTTTTAGCAATGGCTAAAGACTTTGTAGGTCAAGACTTCCACTACAAATATGTGGGTTGGGAAACTTCAATCGAGCGTGATAAAGACGGCAAGATTGTAACAACTGTTGCTATGCCAGAGTTTCCAGGAGTTGACAAGATCCTTGAGACTGCTGAAAAAATGTACAACTTTGTGAACCAAGGTAAAAAGTAATACTTTTAGTTCTCAAACTGCCCCTTCATTGGGGCTTTTTTACGGCTTGACAATAAATCATTTTGGGCATATAATACATGTATTGATTGATTAAAGGAGCTGTTTATGTTAGCAGTTAAAGCAGGAGATGTGATTCGCTACACTTCAGGTGCAGGAACCCGTAATGCAGTAGTCAAAAGTATTACAATTGGTCCCACTGCGAAACCCAATCATTCTATCGCTTGGTTGAACTTGCATGTCCCGAAGCAAGGTAATACTAAATTCTCAACCGACGTGTCTATTCCAGCTGATTCAGTGTCCCTGAAAGGTTTCAAAGTCGAAAAAGTGGCTTGACAATAAATCATTTTGGGTATATAATATATCTCATAGACAGTTAAGAAACGGAGCAAAAAATGTCATTCGAAAAGCGTGTTTTGAATCAAGTTCGCAAAGTGTTCGACCGTAACTCAGGTTCTCTTTCTGCTGAGTTTGTGAACGGTACTCTTTTTGTAACTGCTCCTGAAAATGTTGCCCGCTCTGTGTTCTCTATGCTCTGCAAAGAATACAATTTCAAAGTTCAACCCAGCAAAGTCGGCGACAACGAATTTGCTTATGACTTCATTGCTTAAGGATTAAAAATGTCACTCACACCTCTCACTGAACGCCAAAAGACTTTGATTGTCAACAACGTAGTTGCCGCATGCAAAGATATTAACAAATTGAACAAGACAGGTTACAAGTTCATTAGCCTCGCATCAGGCTTTATTGCTCACTATGACCTATATGGTTTCATTGATTTTTACTCTCACTCGGTGTCATTGCGTAATGACATTATCGGTTTCGCAAATTCAAATCAATGGAAAAACTTTCGTCCAGGTGAACGTGACTATGAATACTACATGAGCAAGGCTGATGTTTACAATCGTATTCTTGCGGAGATTGTGTGATGACTAATAAAATTGATGAACTATGGGGCGAGGCTTTAGACAAAGCCGTCCCTGATACTTACTCTACATTGACTTGGACTCAAGTTGAGAAAATCAAACAAGTGTTCGCTGAGTTAGTTGTGAAAGAAGCAGGTGAATATCTAATGTCACCCGAGTTCATTGGTCGCAGTGATTTAGATTGGTCAATGGTTTTGAATGAACATTTTGGAGTAGAAGAATAATGCCAGGATTTGTTGACGTATCAAATATGACCAGCGAAGAAGTTCGCCGCATGGGTCATGCTGATGACTATGACGAGCCAACATACTCTCAGTCTACCTCACGCAAGTATACAGGTCGTTCTTGGAGTCCAATGCAAACAAATAAAGTAGTGAAGCCTATTTTTAATTTTCTTGCTGAGGATGTGTGGACTGCTAGTGCGTATGCTTATCGCATTAGTGGTAATCAATATATCAAGGCAATTATGCCCGGCGTGTCTAATCACACTAACCGAGAAAAGATGATGACCGCATTGTTAGACAATATGTTCTTTGAAGAACAAGATATTGAACAAGGTAAAAAGTTGCGACAATACTTCCAAACATTAACTTTCAAAGTTATGAAGGGTAGTTCAATGTCCGACTTCCAAAAAAGCGCAATGCAAGTTGCTGAAAAGGCTACCATCATTAGCAACTTTGATTTTAGTGTTATTGCTAGTCTGCCTGCAACTTACGCAAAGATGACTAGCCGTGACGAAGTTGACCGTCGAATCAATTGGGCACGTGGTGGCTTCATTGGTTCTATCGGTGACAAGACCACTGAGAAAATTGAGATTATCAAAAAACTGTGGTCGAACAACTACAACACATGGTACTTCACTGGTATCAATGACAAGGATCAAGTGTTGTTTTTTGCACACAAAGGTGACTTTGAAATTGGAACTTATGTTACAATAGAGGGGAAGGTCAAAAGTCACCGCGAAACTTCTACTCAACTTTCACATGTAAAGGTAATTTAAAATGTACGAAATCTGGGATGGCGATTTATTCTTGTTTAACTGCTTTGACAATGATGAGGCAGACATTCTTAGTGAGCAAGGTTTTACTGTAAAGGAATTGAAATGAAAACATTTATCATGGGTACCATCTTTGGTATCGTAGTTGCTACTGTAGGCTTCTCGGGTATTGCTCGTATGCTTGACAATGGCGTAGAGAAAACTAAAGCTATTGCTGTTGAAGGAGCAAAGTAATGGATAAGTGGGTAGCTATTCTTTTGATTGGTTTGGTTGTAGGTATGTTCAGTCCAATCATTGTCTCTGAGCATACTAAAGGTGAATGTAAGATTGAAGCAATCAAAGCAGGTATGCCTGCTGATGAAATCATCAAACTTTGTAAATGAAATTTAAACGGAAACAACTGGAGGACAAAATGGGTCTTGACATGTATTTGAACGCAAAGCGTTTTCTGTGGCACAGTGAAGAAGAACTTGCTAATAAAATTTCAGAGAACTTTCCTGAGATTGGCGATAAACGTGTGAAAGAAATCACAGTCGAAGCCGCATACTGGCGCAAGTCAAATCAGATTCACAAGTGGTTTGTTGACAATGTGCAGGATGGTACTGATGACTGTCAAAGTTACGATGTGTCCAGAGAAAAACTTAAAGAGTTGTTGGACTTGATTGATAACGTACTTGCCAACAGGGGTAAAGCATCTGCACTCTTGCCAAATCAACAAGGTTTCTTTTTTGGTAGTGACAAGTATGATGCCTACTACTTTGAGGATCTAGAACATACCAAGACAATGCTTACTCCTTTGCTTGATGAAGCAAATTGGAAGGGTTGGTACTTCGAGTATCGTGCAAGCTGGTAAAATGATTAGCTCAAATCAGTTTTTGTTTTGGTCAGGCGTTGCCTACTTCATTGTAGGCATGTTTGATATTTTTGTCTATCGTTTTGTAGAGCCAGAATTCATTTCAATGTTCTGGTGTATTTGGTTGTGCTTGCCAGTGTTCTTGCCTATTGCAGGCATTGTTCGTGGCGCACCTCTTTGGAGAAATAAATGACAGGTTTTAGTGACATTCTAAAAATGCGTAGACTTGAGAAAGAAGCAAATGAACTTGGGTTCATGCTTGCTAATCCTAAGAATGGCTACTATCAAAACAGTTGGGGCGATGTTGTTGCGTTAGTCCCGAAGGATAACGATAGTGTACCTATCTATTCACGTGATGCAGAAGTTTTCCAAGGTACATTGGAAGAACTTAATATATGGTTGCGTGGTGTTGAATGGGCACGTGGATATGACATGCTACTCAGGGTATCCAATGAAAAGAAGCGTGAACGTAAAGAGCAAGATTTGCGAAACAAACAAATGATTGCTAGGTTAAAAGATGAAGAAATCGAACTACGAAAAAAGTAGTACTTTTGTAATACTTGACAAATAATCAATTTGGTACTATAATACATGTATTGATTGATTAAAGGAGCACGTATGCAAAACTTCACCGAGTACATGATGGCATTCTATGGTCCCGAAAGCGAAATCTACCCTGAGTTGGCTTTCAATGAAACTCAAATCGCTATCGCCACTAGTATCTATAAAATGCGCCTTGATGCACAGGGTGAAGAATTCGTCGGCGACACAGTTGACCGCGAACGTGTCCGTGACATTATCCTTGAAGCACGCCAATCAGTCTTGCCCGAATTTGCTAAGGCTTGACAATAAACACTCATGATGTTATAATATACTCATATTTTGAAAGGATTGTATGTCAGCAGGTTGGATTAATAAGTTGAATGAAAGTGATAGTCGCCTTCACAAAGAGGACGTGCTCAAGCAAGCACTTGAGATGGCTACACTCGGTTCAACTAATGCGCAAATCTTCTTGGGTTTTCTCAAAGCCTGCTACAATCCCTACGTGACATTCGGTGTCAAACAAATCCCAGAATCAGTCGGTATCACAGGCGCAGATAACCCTTGGGATGAATTCAATACATTGATGGTTGACTTGTCTCAGCGCAAATTGACAGGTCACGCGGCACGTGATGCTATTCAAACAATGTTAGAACAATTTGACAGTGAAGAATGGAATACATTCTTGGCTCCTGTCTTACGCCGTGATATGCGATGCGGTATCTCTAGTACCACAATCAATAAAATCTGCAAGAAAACAGATTATGAAATTCCTGTGTTCGGTTGCCAACTAGCAACTAACTCAGAAGGTCGTCCTGAAATGAAAGGCAACAAACGACTTGAGCCTAAGTTGGACGGTGTTCGTGCGTTGTTCATGTTGATTCCTAGCGACGGTGGCTTGACTACTATTTGCTTTAGTCGCAACGGTAAGCAATTTGAAAACTTCACTCACATTGAAGAACAACTCCAAGACAATTTTGTAAAACTGGTTCGTGCATGTGCGGGTACTGACCAAGGTCGTAGTCTTGTTGACGGTGTTGTGTTTGACGGTGAAGTGATTGGTCAATCATTCCAAGAATTGATGCGTCAAGCACGCCGCAAATCTGACGTACAAGCCGACGATTCAGTTTTCAACATCTTTGACATTATCCCATTGCAAGACTTCCGCCGAGGTCACTGGAATGCACAGTTACGTAAGCGTATTGCCTTACTTGATGCAATGCGTCCAATTGTTGACAACATGTTAAACGTTGAACTATTGCCTCACATCATGGTTGACTTAGACACAGCCGCAGGCAAGGATCAACTAGAACGTTATGCCCAAGATAACGTCAAAGCTGGCTTTGAAGGTATTATGATTAAAGATATGGAAGCTCCTTATCTTTGCAAACGTTCAACAGACTGGATGAAGTGGAAGCCTGTTATTACAGTTGACCTAACAGTTGTAGGTGTTGAAGAGGGCACTGGTCGTAATAAAGGTCGCCTCGGTGCTCTCGTTTGTGAGGGTGAAGATGATGGCAAGTTCATTCAAGTGAACGCGGGTAGTGGTTACAGTGATGCAGACCGAGATAGTTACTGGGCTGATTCTAATCTGATTATCGGTCGCACTGCTGAAATTATGGCTGATGCTATCACACAGAATCAAGATGGTAGTTACAGTTTGCGATTCCCTCGCTTTGTTCGTTTTCGGGATGACAAATGACGATACAAACTAAAACCACAGAATACTATGATTGGTTCGAAGACCTTGAGCCAATCGTTCTTGAAAATCTAAACGAGATTCTTGTCAGTAAAGGTATTGAACCACTAGAACATTTTCGCGGTGGTGCCTTCAAAGATGGTAAGTGGGTTGGCATTTGTGATAGCGAGGACTATCGCAACTACTGGCATCTATACATTGACTTGTGGGGTGAGCGTGTTCGCAATGATAGTTATGATGAAGCGTACTATCCTTGGTGTGATGATGACGAAGAATGGGCATACTATTACGAAAAGGCAGAGAAGTTTGCCAATCGTAATATCACTTATAAACATACTGACCCAAAGTGGGGCTGTGATTTAGTAACTGCTATTCGTAAGATGTGTAAAGACCACAATCTCTATGATGGTGTTCTGATTCACTGGAGTTGGTAATGAACTACACCGCAGGTATTTTAGCCTTTTTACTCTTTTATGTCCCATTGTTCTTTGTATATCGCAAGTTTGTGAGAGATAATGAACGTACAGATGAAAATTACCAAAACCAACTAAGGAAAATTTATGACCGAAAATAAGAAACCCGAAGAACAAACGATTGAAGAAAAAAGTGTCATCTTTGACATTTTGAAATTCACCCCTCAAGATTATACAATCTCAGTTTGGGGTTACGGCGGGGATAGTCGTTTCCTTCGTGCTACAAAAGAACAATACAAGTATTTCAAAGAGAACGAAATCGACCTCGAAGAATATGCGGGTGACTACGACAACCAATTCGATGTCCCCGAAGATATGCAACCGTTCCCACCAGGTGAACCATATGAAGGCAATGAAGTTGATTGCGCATGTGGTGCGACAATGGATACCAGTACATATCTAACTATTACTGACGAACAGGGTAATGAAATTTTTCAAACAACACTAGACCCTAGCGATATCGAAGACAAGGGTTCAGAAGTAGAAGAAGTTAGTGACTTCTATCCTGAACATGATTGTGAAAAAGGCACAGTGTTAATTTGGCACGGTCAAGGTGAGAAGGGTACGTTCTTTGGTACTACTGAGCGTTTCACTCAACCATTCGACCCAAAGAAATTAAAAATCAACTACCAAGATATGGATGGCTGGATGATTTTGACCACTATCGAATATGACGGTGAAGAATTGTATGACAATGATTACTCTACTACAGGCAAGTGGGGAGAGACCAAGTGGGTCATCGTGGGTGATGAAGAAGATTTGGGTTTAGATGAAGTACCTTCTAAAGTTGAAGTACGTGAACCAGACGAAAAACAAGCACCCCGTACTGAATGGTTCCCGACAGAAATCAACCCAGTACGTAATGGCGTATACGAATGTTTGTTTGCGATTACCGAAGCGACTGCTTGGCCGTTTAGCAACATGGACTTTGTTGAATTCGATGGGGTGAAATGGAACACTTCTAACACCGTTGTTAAATGGCGAGGACTCACTAAGGAAGTTATGTGAGGCAAAAGAAACCCTGGGAGATTGCAGAGGAAGAACTCTTAAAGAAAGAGTATGCTTACTTGGAAAAGTACAATTGGTTTGAAAAGTTAATTGATAACCATTTGTACTTTGTAATCTTTGTTGTGGTTTCTATGGCGTTAGGTTTTGATTTGGGATTATTAATAGGGATGATGTTATGAATAAAGATGACCAGTTTGATGAAGAATTCATGTACATTATGAATTGGACGCAAGATTACCCGGAACTTCAAGAAGTGATTGACAGAGAGATGAATCGTATGATAGAATTGTCAAACTTTAAAGAAGCAAACGAGGTAATCAATATGATTAAGGCAAAACTATGAGCGGTCCCGGGGTAATCCAAGAAGAACCGATGCAACGTTGTGAACTTTGCGGCGTCATTGATGAATGTCGCCCATATGGACCCAATGGTGAACAAATTTGCTTTGAATGTGGAATGAAGGACGAGGAGACAACTCGCAAGCAATTCGCAAAATATGTACTAGGAGTAGAAGATGGTAACAGTAGTAAAGCATGAGTGGCATCAGCATGACCGTCAATATGCAGTTGAAATTGACGAAGATTTGTTGAGTGAAATCTACCCTGACTTGGGTCCGGGTGAGATTAGCCACATGCTCAAGAACCTTGAAGAAGGTCTAGTTGACGTTGAGGATATCATCAATGACGCATACGAAAACGATGTTGACATTGAATGGGATTTTCAATATGATGATTGTTGGACTGACCGAAAAGGTGGCTACGAAGTTACCTATGAACTAGGTGACGAAGATAGCTGGCACACTGAACCAGAACCTAACCCACCCTCACATAAGTGTACAAAGTGTCGTTGGGAAGGTGAACGTTGGTCTACACGCACAGCGTATATCAACGAGCAAGGTGAAGTACTACCAGACGATTGCGAAGATTACCATGACACTAAAGACGTATGTCCTATGTGTGATAGTAACGTTGAACTCACCGAGTTTGGTAAAGAAGAAGAAAAAGAACGTGCTAGACGCATGGCAGAAATTGATGCCATGTTCGCAGAGGAAGATGAAGAATGACACCAGAAGAATTAGTAGGTAAAGAATATGTGTTTGAAGATGGGCAATCTATCAAAATTATTCAAACACGCAGGCGTGACGATGGTCCTTGGATCACTGCTCACATGATTGGGGCAGGTATCCCGCGACAAGTAACAATGCCATTCACTGAATTTATTGATACATATGGGCATCTATTTGAAGCTAAATAAAACATGTTCCGAAAAGTTTTTACATTAAGCAACGGGGCACTACTCGTTGCACTTTCACTTAGTACCATCGCCGCATGGTACTCAATCATTGGTCTAACCGCTATCTTTGCAGGTGCGGTTGTTCCCATTATCATCATGGGTACAGCACTTGAGTTTGCGAAGATTACAACAACAGTATGGCTACGTAAGTATTGGCGTCGTTGTTCAATGATTATGAAAATCTATCTAGTACCAGCAGTTGTATTACTTGCATTGCTTACTAGTATGGGTATCTTTGGTTTCTTGTCAAAGGCTCACTTAGACCAAAACATTGGCTCAGGGGATGTACAGGCTCAAGTGTCCTTGCTTGACGAAAAAATCGCTACTCAGCGTGAAACTATTCGTTCAAGTAAAGCTATGTTGGCTCAAATGGATCAACAAGTTAACGACATTATGACTAAGGGCGACAGTGAAAAATCTGTTGAACGTTCGGTTGTTATTCGTAAACAACAAGCTAAAGAACGTGCCTCATTACAAAAAGATATTGAAGTTGCCAACAAAGAAATTCAGAAACTAAACGAAGAACGAGCACCTATTGCTAGTGAACTACGTAAGGTAGAGGCAGAAGTTGGACCTATCAAATATATTGCCGCATTAATTTATGGTGACAATCCCGATGCTAACATTTTGGAACGTGCTGTTCGTTGGGTTATTATTCTACTCGTTGTCGTATTCGATCCTCTTGCTATTATGCTTGTATTGGCAGCTAACCAGTCGAAAGATTGGGACGACAACGATGACGTTGAAGAAGAAAATAAACTACGTGAAAAAGTCGAGCATGAGAAAGTAATGTCTGATATAGAAGGACATAAACCTGATGCTTGGGTAGCTGATGTAGGTGAACCTCCGACCCTAGAAGATTTAGCAGAAATCAACCATGAGTTAGCAGAGGCTCGTGTTGTTGAAGAACCGTTCATCGAAGAACCAGAAGTTGTAGTAGAAGATACTAGAACAATGGCTGAAAAGCACCCATATTTGAATCAACCATTCAAGCACTTTGAGAACATGACTCCAATGGTTGCTAAGACAGAAATGATTCAAGAAAATGTAGAAGAACTCATAGAAGTAAAAGGTGAAGTGGTTGAGGATGAACAGACCGTAGAATTGCAACCTCACGAACCTGAATCACAGATCCTTACAATGGGCATTGATGTTGTTGAGCGTCCAGGTGATTATGTAACACAGCCTGAACCACAATTCGAGGGTGTTAAAGTAGAAGGTCAATGGATACAAACAGGACCTGAATTCAAATCTGTAATTCCATCTATCAAAGTATCACGTGACAGTGATTACATCGAGTATGATGGTAAGAAGATGCACAAGACTGCTTTCAAAGCACAACATCCAGAGTTGGCACTTGAAGTTGATAATCCACGTGAACCAAGAACAGGGTTTGGTTTAACTTTTCCGTTAGCCCCTCACATTGGTGATACATTCGTCAGAATCGACACATTCCCAAATAGAGTACTAAAGTTTAACGGTAAGCAATGGATTGAAATCGTTCGCAATACTACTGAGAGTTACCTGTCTAATACAGAATACTTACAATTCTTAGTAGAAAAGATTGCAACCGGTGAGTATGACCCAGAAATGCTTACTGATGCAGAGGAAGACGCAATCCGTGAGCACATTCAGGGAACCAAAACTTAAAAATTTAGGTTGACAATTAATCCCCTTGGCGTTATAATAACATCATTATTTAACGCAAAGGGGATTTTTCCATGAAACGCACACTCACAGTTTTGGCAGTCGCTACATTGATGACCGCTTGTTCTAGTATCAAGCCAAATAACCCAATCTCAGAGCAAAAGTTGTCTACCAACTTTGTAAGTGAAAAAATTAAAATTGAGACCAAGTGCAATTACTTTGGTATGGGCTCAGATTGTAACATTGTTGCAATCGAAGCAACAGGTACAGCACCTAGTTATGGTAACACTGTTAACAATCGCAAGACCGCATTGGTTCGTGCTGAAATGAATGCGAAGGCTCAAGTCTCTGAGTTCTTGAACAACGAAATCACAACCTCACGTGTGAACACTACTATTGCCAAGAACATTGAAAAGGCAAGTGACAAGGTTGGCTCGGGTAACGCCAATGATGGTGAAACAGTTGAAATGACTGACACCGAAGCAAAGAACGTGTCATTGCGTGAAAACACTAATAACACAGTAGCCACATTGACCGAAACAATTCGTTCATCCTCACAAGCAGTATTGCGTGGTTTCCGCAAGATTGATGAAAAGGTTGTAGGCAACCAAGAAGTCGCAGTGACTATTCGCTGGGACATTGAATCAAATAACTCTCGTAAGCAACTCCTTAAAGCGATGCAATGAAATCAATCATTGTGATGGTCATGCTGGCATTAGTGTCAGCATGTTCATCAACCCCTGTCAAAACAAGTCAAACGGCTGACGGTGGCACAAAGATTCGTGTCACTGCAACTGGTTCAACATTTGAAGAGGCAAAATCTATTGCCTTCAATCGAGCAATCGAATATGTTGTTGGTTCTGTTATCGTAAATGAAAAAGAATCACGCAACGATAAGTTGGCTCGCAACGAAGTTTTGAATCATAGTTCAGGTTATGTTGATGACTATACAGTTATCAAAAGTACATCGTCCGGTAAATCTGTGACTGTCGAAATGGATGTAGTTATCAAGAATAGCCGCATTGCAAATCGAATTCTGAATTCTACTGAGGGTAAACAAGCAAATATCAACGGAAACAAATTAGCTACCCAATATGGTACTTATTTAGATTCTCGGCAATCTGCTAACAATGTCATTGTCCCAATCTTAAATGACTTCCCATCCCGTGCTTATACCACAGAATTGATGAGAACTGACTTTGGGCTTGATGTGTTTAACAATGCTCGGTTGCTTGTAGCCTATAAAGTTTCATTGAAATATGAATGGGTTATGGCAATGGACGAGGCATTAAGATTGGCGTCAGAACCTAGAGATAGAAACATCCGTCAAGAAAAAATTAAAGTCATTAAGCGAAAGCCAGGTGACTGGGTCGGTAGTAACGATGTTTATTATTTCAATGACGTTAACTTTTATGACATGATTCATAAAAAACTAAACTATGAGGTTAGTTTTTATGGTATAGTGAAGGATCAAAACGGCAAGATAATTGCATGTGACCTTAAAAAAATCGTTGACATTTACACAGGGTCGTATGTTGAAATCAGTAACTCGCAACCATTCTTGGTTCAGTTTGATTTTAAATTTCAACCCAATCAAGTAAAACATATTGACGCCGCGGCAAACGTTGAAACTTTTGTAAGTTTAGATTCGCGCCACTGTAACAAATGATAAGTAAGATAATGAGTGAAGAAAAACAATTAAACCATTGCAGTTTTTGCGGCACAAGCAAAGAGAACGTGAAGAAACTAGTCGTCGGTGACAACGCCGCGATATGTAGTGATTGTATTGAATTGTGTGAGGAGTTAGTTGAGGATGACGAAGTTGCGGAACATCAGTCAACCCCACCTGAACAAGATCCTGAATCAATTAAGGAATTCTTAGACCAGCACGTTATCGGACAAGATGACGCTAAGATGGTTCTAAGCGTTGCTATTGCTAATCACTATAAACGTATCAACCATCCACCAAAGGATTTAGAAATTCAAAAGGGTAATGTATTGATTGTGGGTCCAACTGGCAGTGGTAAAACACTACTTGCTAAGACTGCGGCAAAGTTTCTCAAAGTGCCCTTCATTGTAGCTGACGCAACAAGTTTAACCGAAGCTGGATATGTAGGTGACGATGTTGAATCAATGATATCCATGTTACTAAATGCGGCTGGGGGAGACAAAGAACTAGCAGAGCGTGGAATCGTGTTCGTTGATGAAATTGACAAGATTGCCCGCAAGAGTGAAGGCTCTAGCATCACACGTGACGTATCAGGTGAAGGTGTACAACAAGCCTTGCTCAAACTAGTTGAAGGTACAACTTGTCGTGTTCCCAACTCAGGTGGACGCAAACATCCAGGTAGTGATATGGCTGAGATTAATACCAAGAACATTCTATTCATTGCAGGCGGCGCCTTCGTTGGGTTGAAAGACGTTATCGGTAAACGTATGAATGGTACTGGTATCGGTTTCAGCGCCTCATTGAAGGAAACAAAAGTCGAGGGTGAATTGAGTAAAGTTACCCCTGATGACTTGACTAAGTTTGGTATGATTCCCGAGTTCATCGGTAGATTTACAACTACCGTGAGTATCGGTGAATTGACAAAGGAACAACTGATTCATATCCTTACAGATGTAAAGAACAACTACATCAGCCAATATAAGTATTTGCTTAAAATTGACGGAATCGAATTGACATTCACACAAGACGCATTGGAAGAAATTGCGGATCGTTGTTTGAAACTCAAAACGGGTGCCCGCGGTCTACACACTGAAATTGAGCGTGTATTGATGCCACACATGTACAAAACTCGTTTCTATAAAGAAAATCATATTAAGCAGATAAATATTGATAAGGAGAAAGTTTTAAACCCAGAATCACTATGAAAAAAGGAATGAGAGTACAAGTTCACGACGGCAACGTAGAAAAAGCGTTACGCAAATTTAAAAAGAAAATTACCGAATCCGGTAAACTACAGGAAGTAAGGGATAGACAAGAATTTGTCAAACCCACGACTGAGCGTAAGATTAAAGCAGGGCAAGCACAAAGCCGCTGGAAGAAACACTTACGTAGTCAGCAACTTCCACCCAAAATGTATTAACATGAAAATAAATGAAATTTTAACTGAGTCAGTTGGTCATGACACACTGTGGCATGGCACTTCCGAACCAGTTGAAGTCATTCAACAGCAAGGGTTAAAGGGTGGCAGACACCATGCAGTGTTCTTGACTGACAATCCTGACTTAGCACTTGAGTATGGCGTTACCGACCAAGAGCGCACTGGTAATGATACAGTCACACTAGTTAGTGTCAACGTTAAAATGCTTGACACTAGATTGCTAGTTGGTGACTTAGACCATACTACAGTGGATAATTGGGTCGAAAGTTTAAAAGAAACTGACCAATGTATGTACTTAGGAGACATATCTCCTAATATGCTTCTCAATGTAGAAGATTATTCAGATTAACCCATTAATATACAAATATTTTACGCAACCGTGTAAAATATATAAGTACATGCAGATGCTATTTTAGGTCTGCATTTATAAAAATCTTGCTTTACTAAAGGAGAAACAAATGAGCAAAGTAATCGGTATCGACCTCGGTACAACCAATTCGTGTGTAGCCATTATCGAGAATGGCGTGACTAAAGTTATTGAAAACTCAGAAGGCGCACGTACAACCCCATCAGTCGTAGCATACACACAAGATGAAATTCTTGTTGGCGCTAGTGCTAAACGACAAGCAGTTACAAACCCAAAGAACACTATCTACGCCGCGAAGCGTTTGATTGGTCGTAAGTTCAAAGAAGAAGCCGTACAGAAAGACATTGATTTGATGCCATATCAAATCGTTGAAAACTCAAACGGTGACGCATGGGTCAAAGCACAAGACAAAGACTTGGCACCCCCACAAATCTCAGCAGAAGTTCTACGTAAGATGAAGAAAACTGCCGAAGATTATCTAGGTGAAGAAGTCACTAAAGCAGTAATCACAGTTCCAGCATACTTTAATGATAGTCAACGTCAAGCAACAAAAGACGCAGGTCGCATCGCTGGTCTAGAAGTATTGCGTATTATCAACGAACCAACAGCGGCTGCATTGGCATACGGTGTTGATAAAGCTGACAAGAAAGACCGCAAAGTTGCAGTCTATGACTTGGGTGGTGGTACATTTGACGTATCTATCATTGAAATCGCAAACGTTGATACTGATAAACAAATTGAAGTTCTATCTACGAATGGTGATACATTCTTAGGTGGTGAAGACTTTGACCAACGCATCATGGATTTCTTAGTTGATGAATTTAAGAAAGAATCAGGCATTGATTTGAAATCTGATGTATTGGCATTGCAACGTTTGAAAGAAGCCGCGGAAAAAGCAAAGATTGAATTAAGTAGTTCGGCTCAGACAGACGTTAACTTGCCATACGTTACAGCAGATGCGACAGGTCCAAAGCACTTGAACGTTAAACTTACACGTGCTAAATTTGAATCATTGGTACAAGATTTGATTGAGCGTTCACTTGCACCTTGCCGTCAAGCAATGAAAGATGCAGGCGTATCTACAAACGACATTGACGAAGTTATCTTGGTCGGCGGTCAAACTCGTATGCCTAAAGTACAAGAAGCAGTTGAACAACTATTCGGTAAGGCACCACGTAAAGACGTTAACCCAGACGAAGCAGTTGCCGCAGGTGCTGCTATTCAAGGTAGTGTCTTGGCAGGTGACAGAAAAGACGTTCTATTGTTAGACGTTACCCCACTATCATTGGGTATCGAAACAATGGGCGGGGTATTCACTAAAGTCATTCAGAAGAATACAACAATCCCAACTAAGGCTTCACAAACTTTCAGTACTGCGGAAGACAATCAACCAGCAGTTACAATCAAAGTTGGTCAAGGTGAACGTGAGTTGTTCAAGTTCAACAAGATTCTTGGTGAGTTCAACTTAGATGGTATCGCTCCTGCTCCACGCGGCATGCCTCAAATCGAAGTTACATTTGATATTGACGCAAACGGTATCATGCACATTAGTGCTAAAGACAAAGGCACTGGCAAAGAGAACAAGATTACTATCAAATCAGATAGTGGCTTGAAGGAAGACGAAATTCAACAAATGGTTCGTGAAGCAGAAGAAAACGCAGAACAGGACAAGAAACAAGTTGAATTGATTCAAGCTAAGAATAATGCTGAAGGTACGTTGAACACATTCAAGAAAGACTTTGACCAATACAAGGATCAAGTCACTGAAGAAGAACGTACTAAAGCAGAAGAAGCATTCAATGCACTTGAAGAAGCACTGAAGGGCGATGATGCAGAAGCTATTACCAATGCAGTACCTAAAGTATACGAAGCAATGGGTCCTATCACTGGTAAAAAGTATGAAGCCGAAGAAGCAGCCAAGAAGGCAGCAGAAGGCGCAACAGAATCTAAGGCAGATGATAATGTCGTAGATGCAGAGGTAAAAGAATCTAAGTGATTCTAATATAAGCCGGGTGCTTCGGGCCCGGCGTCAATTCTTGCTTAATTAAGGAGATATAAAATGACACAAGAAAACAGAACTTTAACACTAAGAGCGTTGGACATCCCAACCATTCACAAATTTGGCATCGGCTTTGACCAAATGTTTGATGAATTGATGAGAACAACATCAAAACAATCAACTAACTATCCACCCCATAACATTCTAAAGATTGATGAAAACAATTTTGTCATTCAATTAGCAGTCGCTGGATTCGGTGATGGTGAGATTGACATTCAAGTAGAAGGTCAAGTATTGTCAATCGTTGGTAGTTCTACCAGTGATAACAAATACGGTGCAGAATACTTGATTCGTGGAATCAGTATGCGTGACTTTGAACGTACATTCACTTTGGCTGAGCATGTCGAAGTTAAGAACGCCGAAATCACAAACGGTATCTTGTCAATCGAATTGGAACGAATCATTCCAGTTGAAAAATTACCCAAGAAAATTGACATTAAGTTCAATAAATAATATAATATAAACATAGTGCGGGGATAGTCTCCGCACTTCTCTAGGAAACTAACATGGCAGATACCCAAATTACAATTAAACCCAATCTTAAATTGTCAGAACCTCCGTTGTACAAAGTCATCTACATGAATGATGACACCACTACAATGGATTTCGTTGTACGTAGTTTGGTTGACCATTTCAACTATAACGTAGACACCGCGGCTCACATTACAACTAGCATCCATGATGATGGTTCTGCTGTTGTCGCAGTCTTACCGTATGAAATTGCAGAACAAAAGGGTATAGAAGTTACTCTTGACGCACGTGCAGAGGGATTCCCATTGCAAGTTAAAGTCGAGGCTAGTGAAGGTTAAAGTATAACTTCAATGCGTTTAGCGTGATAGGGTTCTCTATCATGCTTTGGATTATTAACATAGTTGATACGATTAATAGTTGTATCAACTATTTTTCCATGTGTGGCATAAACCCAATGCGAGATTTTATGCTCGGTGTCACTAGACTCTACATTGTCTAATGTGATACTAGACAATACACCAACATCTTCACCGAAGTATAGTTTGTTTGATGGTACACAGTTGGACATGACTATGATTTTTCTAACGTCAACATGTAATTGTAATCGTTCGATTGTCTTTTGTAGATATAATAAGTCATCTAAAAAGTTGGTTTGAAGTTGCATTTCATCCGATGATGAATGTGTCTCGTAATTCTTATACCAACCATTGATACCCACGATAGCAACACCATCTACTACAACTACGTTATTATGTAGATAAACGACATTGCGTAGTTTACTACATTGTTTCCCGATATTGTCTACTAACTCATCACGTTCATATGGGTCGTTAACTTCTAGTGTACCGTCAATAAAGAACACACCCTGATACTGAGAACTCAAGTGATGGAGTACTTTAAGAGTAGTCTTTAAATTAGATGAGATGTTTCCTGCCACTAGGCAGAACAGGCTAGTGGGTTTTCCTTCCCAATCAAAGACTGCGCCCTCGTTCAAATTCAAGTCGCTTATGATATCAAAACCAATTGTCATAGAGTATTTATAAAAAAAGGGACCGAAGTCCCTTTTATAGTAGCATATTTAGATTATGCTTTTGGCTTTTTAGCTTTAGCGGCTGGCTTCTTTGCAGGTGCCTTTGCTTTAGCTGGAGCCTTAGTAGATGCCTTCTTAGCTGGTGCCTTCTTAGCTGGTTTTGCTACAGGTGCAGCTTCTACTGGTTGAGCATTGACTGCTTCAACTTTAGCTTCAGGTGTTTCTACTTTGTACGGTGCTGCTTCAACAACTTGTTCTTCTTTCTTGCGAGTTAGCAAGTAAATGATAGCTGCGACTACAGCGATTCCTACGATAATTTCCATGTTTTTCTCCTTAAACTAGTTTGATGGACAAATTTATTTAGTATATGTATACTTAACGCAAAAATTTCCGGTTAAATAAAGTATCATGCTTTTGACGAACTTAGAGCTTAGGGAGCTAATGAATTTACCATTGCCCACTAGAAGTGAGCAAAAGCGCCTAACGTTCCGTCCAAGTCTACGTTTTACATACCATATCTACGAACTCATTAATTATGAGATTTTTGGGGATTATATGTATAAACCCAAAATCGAGCTACAATCGCATTGTAACAAGTACTGGGGAATCTGTTATGGAGCAACTACTAAAGATTATACGGGTAGTTATTGTAGAATCAACTTATCCGACAAATGGTTCTGCCCTCAATGGTTCATAACCACACTAGCGCATGAAATGGTGCATCAATATCAATGGGATATCATCGGTCCTGAAAGAGAAAAGAATGGAAAAGATTGGCTTATGAGTCATGGTCCTAGTTTCTATCAATTTAGACCAGATATGGAAGAACACGATATATCATTAAAAACGGCGCATTCTCAGCGCCGTTGGTTTGAACATCAAGATTTGTTTAAGGCTTAACGTTTAGCACGTGTAGCTGTCTCGCTTCCGATTTCCGCTTTTGCTTTTTCTTTCTCTGCCTTAGCTGCGGCGCGGGCTAATGCTTTTTGCTGGGCAGCATCAACTGCTGCTTGATTTGGGTTTTCGATAACATTTCCGTGTCTATCTACTAATACCACGTCTTTAGTGCCCTGAGCACCGATACCACGAGTTAACGTTACACCCAAAGTACGCAATCCTGGTAATGGGTTGTTGCGTTCCTCGTTGTTACGAATCAACCAAACCATCATGTGACTTTCAGGGATTTCTTCCTTACTAGTAATAACAGTATGACATTGTACTTTTACTGTATTTTCAACTTGTTCATAGTGTTCTGGTTTGAAAGTTTGAATTACTACGCCACCTTTTGGATTCAAGTCGCTTCCAAAGATAGCATTCATTGCTTCTTCTTCAGATGGCTCAACTACAATTTCTCTATCTAATTGGTAGAACAAACGACCGTTGTCATCTTTATGTTGTTGCAATGTAATAACACCGTCATCTTGTAATTGCTGTAAGATTTGCTTTGCTTTTGGACCAAACAAACTGTCAGCACTTTCCCACATATCAGCATTGAGTTTTTTGATACTGATTGGTAAAGAACCTTTAGCACTCTTTAACACAACGTCTGCTTTTTTGCGAGCCTTTGTATCACGACCTGCAACGATAACTTCGGTACAGTTTTTAATGGTCATTTTCTTTCCACGCGGGTCAACGAATGTAACATTAGCAGTGCCGTATTTGTCAATGATAGATTGAAGCATAGAAGCTAATTCAATCTCATTTGCGACACCTGCTGATTTGTCGCCTTGCTTTCCGCTATCTTTTACTAGAACAACAAGTGGGCTGTTGTCAAATGTAATTCCACCTTGTGATCCGTATGACGAAGCACGAGTGTGCTTTGGATTGAAATCTTTTAGAACCTTTTGTAGGCCAGCTAAAATGTCAGCCATAACTTCGGTTCTAAATTGGTTAGTTTGTTTGCCGTCAGGAATTTGAACCAAAACACGTAGTTTGCTTCCATCGGGTTTTACATCCTCATAACCTAGTTGTGCTAATGCTTGTGTCAGTTGGTCTTTGTTTAAAGTCTGGGCAACTGATTCAGCCAAAACCTTTGCAAATTCGTTGTATCTCATGTATAATCTCTCATAGAGTTGAAGAAGTGATTATTATATCACCTATTCAGTATTTATCGCAATTTTTAAAAAGGAATATTATGAGTTTAGTCCCAATCGTTGTAGAGACAACTGCCAAAGGTGAGCGTAGCTATGACATTTATTCACGGTTGATGCGTGACCGCGTAATTTTGCTAGAGGGCGAAGTTCATGACCAAATGGCAAATCTGATTGTTGCCCAATTACTTTTCTTGGAGTCAGAAGATGCTACGAAAGATATTTATATGTATATTAACTCGCCTGGGGGAAGCGTCACCGCAGGGATGGCTATCTACGATTGTATGCAATTCATTGCTCCGGACGTGCAAACGATTGTTATGGGTCAGGCTTGTTCTATGGGCTCTTTACTTGCCCAGGCAGGAGCGAAAGGCAAGCGTTTTATGCTACCTAATGCCCGACACATGATTCACCAACCCTCAGGTGGCGCACGTGGTATGCAGTCAGATATTGAGATTTCCTACAAAGAAATCACCTATTTGAAGAAGCGTTTGACTGAAATCTATGTTGAGCACAATTCAAAGGGTACAACCTACGAACAATTTGAAAAAGACATGGATCGTGACACTTTCATGTCAGCACAACAAGCGTTGGATTACGGTTTGATTGACGAAATCGTAACAAAACGCAAAAAGTAATACTTAGTACTTAAAAGCCCCTTAACTGGGGCTTTCCTGCGGTTATACATCAGGAAGCCGCATAAACAGTGGCTTTGCGAGGGGGTTGACAAATAATCATTTTGGGCATATAATACATGTATTGATTGATTAAAGGAGCTTGTATGACAGTTAAGCGTTTCAAACAAACACAGCGTTTCCGTGTGAATGTCGGTGCAGTGTCATTCTATGCTACTGCTAAACAAATCCGCTATGGTGTAGGTGACTTTACTAAGTGCAACTCCGCAGTTCAAAAATGCTTGGATGCGCTTGAATTTACTCGTTCAGGTTCCGGTGCCGCAGACCAATCTGCTGTGGGTCTAGCAGGTACATGGGAAGGTCTTCAAGTTCAACTCAACATTGCTTAAAGGTAATACTTATGAGTTACATTTCATTTGTCCCA